CCCCTAAAGGGTTGTGAAGTTACAATAGCTTTTAATTGGCTTCCTGTTGGTCTAGCCAAATCAATACTTGCCGCGCTCTCTATAATTCTTGCCTGAAAAGAGCCTTCATATTTAGCAAATTCAAATAGCCCTTCTCTCGTGTCGGTGTAAACTAACTTATATAAACCTTGGCGATCTTCATTAATTATCTTCTGTAAAGACTCTAAGCGCTGTGTTGTTCTTTTTCCTAGATCAAACCCTCGCTCTTCGATTTTTGCAATGCGCCCTGCAATTTGCTCAACTAAATCTGCATCCGCTTTGTTAAGTAGAGCAATTATCTTTCTGACTGTTGAGGTTTTATATCTCTCCAACCAAACCATGTGCGAAATGGAGCGGTCTTGGATTTGCTCATTGATCGTCATTTATCAGCCCCAAGGCTGGCTCTTGATTAGCCTTTCTTTCAATCTCATCTTCTGCTGTTAAGCCTTCTGAAACAGCTTCACCCGCAATCAAGGCTTCAAAGAATGTCTCAAATGAAACCACGCCATTAAGATACATTTCACGCCATTCACGCATTGTTTGTGCGTCCATAGGACTAGGTAGATAATCTTTATTTAATTCAACGCTTACATCATCAGGATCAGCGCCCGCCCACTCCGCCATGAATCTCAAGGCTTTTTCTATCGTTTTCTCAACTGTGCCAGCTATAGAAGCTAGGATTGAGTTTTCTGCACCACGCTTAATAGAATGAGCTTCTGCACTCTCTGCCATTGCCTTATCGCTCTCAAGCATTTTTGCGCCCTGAGAAGCCATCTCCAATTTCTTCTCCTGCATGGCTTCACGCAATGCTTTCACGCCATCAGAGCCACATTGCAAGAATCCTGCCTCTGCATCTGGCGGAAGCTTTAAAAAACTGTTAGCGCCCAAATGCAATTCAGGGAATGTTTCAGGCTCTGTAATACCATTTACCCAAGGTGTCGGCGAACCCGCTACGTGTAAAGCTTGTTCATAATCAGCACTGTTACGATAAAAGCCCAAACAAATATCAGCTAGGTTTTCTAATACAGGATCTTGAACTCTTATTCCCTCTTTTGACCCCACAAAATAAAATGGGATAAAAGATAATGACTTGCCCTGCATTTGAGGCGTTGTTGTTTCAATCAATAACCACTTGCCATCTACTTCGCGGTAAACATTTTGGGTATAAACACCATCAAGTAAAAGCTCTCTGATTTGAGTTTGCTTTTCTCCTTCATTATCTTCATAAGCTTCTGTCAGAAAAACTTGCGTTAGAACAGTTGCATTATTAACACGCCCTGTTTTCCAGTTAATAATGTTCTCTGTCTTATATCCTGCAAGGTAAGGTCTATAACCCTGTGCTTGCGCTTTTTGCTCTGTCAGGCTTTCTTCGCTTTTTAAGGGATGGTCAACCAAGATTCCGTAACGTGTGACCTCAATGACTTCATCAACTGTTTTAGAAATAAACCCTTCAAGGGTTGTTCCTTCCATATCAATGTCATTTTGATACCCTTCAAGAACAGTCGGTAATTTTACAACTGGTTGCTTTCTGAATATATGACCGCCCATTGTGTCAATGGTACGATTTACAGCGTTAAAGAATTGCGCTCTTTCTTTGTAAGATAAGTAATATGGCTCTTTATCATTTGTCTGCCCACCCAATCTTGGAAGATATTTACTACCTCTAGCTTTAACCGCTCTCGCCCCTACAGAAGTATCACGGCATTTCTGCCAAGTGCTCTCCATTTCCGCATATTCAGAATGTTTTGAATCAACTTCCATTATAATCCTGTTGTTTTTCCTACGGCAAAGACAGCCTTGTTAATCGGGTATCTGTAAGTAATAAAATATCCGCCCGCATCATTTGGATGGTCAAAACCTTCTTTCTTGTCAGGCTCACCCTTATCATTCCAAATTTGACGCTCTAAACATCGAGTGTACTTAGGACATTTATCTGTATTAATTAAATATCTTCTTTCGCCATACGTGTTACAGAACATGGCGTTCATTGAATTTATTCTATCTTTAACTGGTGGGTTTTTAGTATCAACACAAACCCTAAAGCCCGCATCCCTTAATAGTTTTAAGTCCGTTTCACTTGCCTTTACAGACTGCCTGCTGTCCCCTGAAGCATCTGGATAAATAATCACATTGTGATCTGGATAGCGCTTTTGTATCTCTTTTATAATTGCTGGCGTATCAAATATGTCCACCATCTCGTCCACAGCAACTGGCAACCCCTTCCTTATAACGTGAACAATACCCGCCATTTTGGAAACATTAAAATCCATGCCTATATGAAGCTCATCGTCTTTGATTATCACTTCATCAGAATGATTTTCTCGCCTGTCAAAGCAGTAATAAATAACACCCTGATAATTTTCAAAAGAGGCTTCGTATTCTTGTCGATACGTCCTAATATCCATAGAGCGCTTGGCTGCGTCTATTTCTTCTTCCGGAACATTACCGCCTTGTATCGTTGTATATAGCCAACTTCTATGATCTGGCTCCTCACCCTGCCCCGATCTATAACTATCGTAGCAATGGTTAAATCCCTTGGGCGTTCCAATTCTTAAGACATGACCGCCGTGGTATCTCTCACCATTTAAAACAAACCTACAAGTTGAAAGCATCGGTCTTAAAACTTCTTCCCAAGCCGCATAAGGACAGTCCGCCCATTCATCAATGAGAAGAAAAAACAAACCTGAACCACGTAGATTATCGTACTTATCTAAGCCTACTACGCGTATAACATGACCTGTTCTAAGCGTTATAGAGCACTCTGTTTCATTAGGCTTTCCATCACGCCAATTCGCAGGAATAGCTTGCTTTAATCTTCGCCAAAAAACTCGCTTGGCTTGTTTGAATGTTGGAGCGGCGTACCATATCTCATCTTCAATAGAGACATCCCACTTCATTGCCAATCTGGCAGCTCTTCGCATTTCTGCTTTACCTAAAAAGGTCTTACCAAATCGCCTTCCACAAACAGCATCACGAAATCTAGCTGACTTCTGCCATCCCCACACATAAATATTTGCCTGTTTTTTTGTAAGCTTTACGGGTTTAGATAACAGGCGATTCAGGGGCATCTTCGTCCGTTTTCAAAACTTCGCTGTAATCTTCTTCAATGCTTAATTCTTCAGCGCTTGGAGGCTCTATCTTTTCGCCATATCGTTTAGGCGCCATTTTTGATACATACCATTTTCTTGTATCAACTCTTAAACGTGATCGTGTAATCCATTCTGTATTAGGAACTTCATTTCCATTTATTAATTTTGTATCAAATTCATTAGAATCAGCTATATCAATCATTTCATCAACGATTGAGTCTATACCTATGTCTCTAGCGCGCGCGTAATGCGCGTAAAAACCTTCTCTATTATCTAATGCCCATTGCCTTACAGTGCTTTCTGGTGGGTAATCTTCTTCCCTACAGATTGAACGTAACGTTTCGCCTTGCATAAGCCTTAAACAGATTTTGTCAGCTATTATTTTACAATAATTAGTTGGTCTTCCCTTCTTTTTATTTCCCATGTCTTACCCCTTGGGTTGTGCAGCCTTGCCGCGTTGTTGACATTTGTTGGAATAATTAAGTAAATAAGCTATGGAGATAAAACGTCCATCAGCTAAAATCTTTAAATTCGGTAAGAAAAATAAATTCTCTTCCGATAATTTCGATGATCTAAATAAACTAAGGTTTGATCTGGTCAGCCTTGCCAACCGTATTGAAAAACTCAAAGATCAAACGCCATGGCCTAATTGGTCTCAAAACCAAGCAGATTCCTTGAAAGAGTTTGCTTCTCAGTTAAATGATGTAGAGAATAATCCGCCTGATTAAGCATCTAGCCTGTAATATAAATTTTTTTCGCTCGCTATTCCAAAATCTTTTTCTGTCGTGCCGACTTCTTCGTAATGATCGGCTACGTATTTCCTATAGAAACTCTATGTGTTTCTTCTGCGACAACTCTAATCGCTACCGTGTCTGCTTCTAAAGTAATTGTTTCTGGTGTAGCAGAGGTCGTAGCATCAACGGTTCTTTTTAATCTTTGGAGTTGTGGTACTTGCGCCTGACCTTCATCCTGTCCGCCAATGCCCTTATATTCGATAATTGTTATCGTTCCCATTTCTACATCTGTATTTTCAGTATCTTTTCAAGTTCTTCTGTTTGCGGGGCTTCTTGTGCGCCCTCGCAGTATGGTACTTCATCCATCTTCGTTATCCTTATTACCCCTCGGAAGGAAATAGAGAGGTAGCCTGCAAAGGGGTTATTCACCGTGGGGAGACACTATGAGTGTGCAGGACTTTGTAATTGAGCTATCCCATCAAAGACCCAATAAAAAACCCGCTCGGATTTCTCCTGCGGGTGATTAAGTCGTTACTATAACGATTAACATTATCCTAGCATGACGTGTTCCCGATTGCAATTACTTTTTATGAACCTTATTAACATCTTTTATCCAGTTTATAAATTCTGCATAAGTCATACATCCTTTTGCTCTGTTGCAGATCATACAAGCATCCACAATATTTTTCCCTCTCTTGCCACCATGAGCTTTGGGAACTAAATGGTCTTTGGTCATTTCTCTATCTTTTGACCCGCAATAGTAACAAACCTTTACCATTTTGAAATTAATACATACTGATTCAACCCATCATGAAATTTATCTTCTACCCACGCATAACGTTTTCGAACGCGGTTTTTTATTTCCGTGATTGTCTGCCCTTGTTGTGAGATATAACAGGTTATTGAATACTCCATGTCCTTACCGTTATTGACTAAATATCTTGACCAATCATCGTATCTTTTTTTTACGCTCGCTTTCATGTGTTCTATTTCTTCTGGCGTATAGCCTGATGGAATGAATGTATCAAAACCATAGCGGGTTGTTTTGGTATATCCTTGATGATCGTATAGGCTCGGTGCACCCATGATTTCGTAATAAGCTCTTTCCTGTTTTTCATCCAGCTTTTCAACGAGAATCTTTTCTGACCTTCGCATGATGTAAGGCTTGTATTTCTTATCCCCTATTAGCTTGCGCTCTACTGGCTCTATGGAATTTTCTATTATGCCTTCGTTCATTTCTTCCCCTTTGATTTATCAAACACAACACCAAAAGTATCTGCCTGACCTTCTTTGGCGCTATAGAAGCCATCCTGTAAGCCGTTTAGATACATTCTTAATTCTCGTGATGTTTCAAAATATTCTGTCCTAACTTGTTTTTTAAATCTCTCACTAATGCGATAACCCTTTTCCTCAAAATGGACTTCAACACCGTGTTGCTTAAACTCATTAGCGACCCTATAAACTCTGCCAACTTCTTCGAAATAATTTAACTGATCGCGCTCTAACCTCATGGCATAAGCCCTGCTGGCACTGTGAACTCCTCATGGACGCTATTCGCCCCCTGCCCTTGATCGAATAAGCAAGCCTGATTAGGTGTGCTTGGACGTGTAAACCAGAACGACCAACGCCCATTATCGGGGTTTTCGTAGATGTGAACGGCGACACCCTTGTCTGATAATCCCAAGAATACCCTGTTGGTAGGGATGCTGTTCCATTGCTCTTTCAAGCTTTCTAGCGGTATGCAGTTTGCACTTGCAAAAGTAGGCGCTAGCATAATTGCGGTTGTGATTTCTTTAAGCATTGAGACCTCCTCTGATTTTACGCTTTTCTGATTCTAACCAGTTTTTAAATTCCTGTTTTTCCTCTTCTGATTTTTCCTGCCAATCATTGACATCTGGGCTGTCTGGGAAATCTGGCATCTTGGTTCCTATGCCCTCTGGTAGGTTTTCTCGCTTGATGATTTTTATAATATCTGCTGGCAAAGGCATTGCCGTTCCTGTCTCCAGATATTCATCAAAGGCGCTTGCTATCCTATCCATCGTATATCCCGATAACGTCTTGTCGAACGCCTTGAGTATCGTGTGAAACTGTTCTGGTGTCTTGCCGTAGGTGTGGAATATGTCGTAACTCTGCCTGACTATCTCCGCTATCTGAACTTTCTTCCTCGCCAATTCCTGCTTCTGCTCGTATGTCATCAAGGTGTTTTCGGAGCGCTTCGTCTGCGCCGTCTGAATTGCTTTTTCGCTTGCCTTGGCTAGAGTTTCCATTGTTGTTTCCTTTCCATTCGTTCGGTTCGTAAACCGTTATCCAGTTCTTTTCGATTGCAGTGTTCAGTAATTCGTTAGGGTCATACCCCCTTGCTTTCAAGGTTTCTAACTTTCTCGCTACCAGCCTGATAGCGTATTCCGTGTTCTTGGGTTTCTTGGCATGATTGCTTCGGTGTTCAAGAAAAGCTTGAGCTACTTCCTCGCGCGCGCCCGCGTTAAGTAATTTAATTAAATTATTTAGTTCTTTAGATGTAGTTGGTGGAGTTATATCTGGTTTGTTATCTGCCTGTTGTTTGTTTGTTGGCTGTTTGTTATTTGATTGATAATTTGCCCACTTAACTATTGATATAATTGAAAACTTATTAGTGGCTTTGATTGTTATTTCATCATGCTTTAGATTGTTAATTGCTGTGCGAACTTGCTGAACACTTAAGCCTGTCTGTTCTGCTAATGAATTAACACCAGTTACTAATGATCCTGTAGGAACATCATGCCCTCTATATCTTGTGGGCTTCCAATTCGCTTTTAAAAGAAGGTGCATGAACAAGACTTTTGTGGGTACGTGGTCGTACCACTCCCAATCGAGCAAAGATCTATCAATCTTAATAAAACCTTTATTGCTATCCTTACTCATTTCGTCCTCACAAATCTAATTCCCTTTACAGACACGCCATAAATATTTGCTACTTCCTTCGCCTCTGCTTCTATCTCATGCGGTAATGGATTATCTGGAAGCGTGGTCTTCATGTTCATTTTGAATCCATCTATCATCACGTCATAAACTTTGGTCATACGAATAACTCCCCTGGATTTTGCCTTAAAAAAGAATTTAAAACGTGCTCCCCAACTTTAGGCAAAACGCAATTTCTCAATACTTGCCTTTTGTTTTTAATCTTAAAATTTTTTAGACCGTGAAGATCCAGAAGCTCTGGGATCTGGGCTTCTCTTATAATTGCTTTTCTCTGGGTTTCTTTACTCGCGCTGCGGTTCATTGTTCCTATTTGGGGGTAGTCAACCTCAATATCTTTAATAATAAAATTAGCCCAGAACAAATGCCGCCCTGCTTCTTGTGCCGGTATGAGAGCCTTGTAGTAAGGCTTTACGTTCTCGACAACCCAGCCCCCCTTAAAGTGTGTTTGAAGTAAAATGATTTCTTGGTAGAGGCTCATATCTGGATACCTAATAATTCCCTGCCCTTTGAGAAAATGATTGCATCCGCTATGGCTTTGGCATGGTGGGCTCGACCAGATAAAATCATATTCATCATAGTGATTTAAAAGATACTCATGAGCGTCTGTTACGATAACCTTATCATTCGGAAAGAATTCCTGATAAATCGCTGCTATATTTTCATCATATTCAACGGCCGTGATTTCGTGTTCATCACCCCAAAGCTTCCTGTTGCCACCTATACCAGCATAAAGGTTTAATATCTTCATAGCTTTACCCTCGCGTCTGGTGAAAGGTTTGCCCAATAGATGCCTTTAAAGAATTTCTCTCTGTCTGGTTCTTTAATTTCTTTTGGTGTAAACTCTATGACTTCCGCCTTTGGCTTTTCTGCCAGCACTCTATGCTGAATCTTTGCCTTGCTTTTGGCTTCGACTATCCATTGGCTTTGTGGGGGAAGAGTTAAGGTTGTCATGTCTGCACCCCGTTCTCTCTCAACACGCTTCTCACCATGTCTTTAATAGTGTAAGGGTTGTCTGTTTTAAGCATATAGTTTGGAACTTTTAGCTCATCGAGTAAGTCTGCAATTTCTTTTTGCGCCTTGCTTAAATTGCCCCGTCCAAACTTAATCTCGATGTATAATGACTTACCTTCTGGTAGAGTAATAGCACAATCAGGCACACCCGCTTTCATGCCTTGCGCTTTATGTTTCCCTGCTTGTGATTTACTTGTGTAGATAGAGTTAGGAGGATGAAACCAGAACAGCTTTCTTTGTTCCATCAAATCATCAAGGACACTTGCTACAGCTATTTGAAGGTCGTATTCGCTCATGCAACCTCCATAAAATTTATTTGCTCTGGTAAATTTAGACCATGACAAAACCATGCAGAATAGAACCAAGATCCTGAACCTTCTCCTGACGGGGTTACAAAGTTGATTCTTTCTGGCGGCATTAATAGTTGTATGCCGTATTTTTTATACATTGATTGGCGAGTCTTACCCTCTAAAGCAGTCAATGGTAATAGCAATGCAAAAGGTTTTTCTAATTCATAACAACGTGCAATCCATTCATCTTTTATCGAATAAGGCGGATTAGTTATGATGCAGTCAAATTGAGGAACTGGAGTTAAAGGACTTAAAAAATCAAATCCATTTAAAATGTCTGTTCCATGAACCTTATAACCCTCTTCATTTAACAGTTTGTATATACGCCCTTTATTATCATCTGCGCTTTCCCAAACTTTCCATTCTTTAGGTATAAACTTAAGCAACGGGTAAACATATTTTGGTGGCGTACCAAAAATATCAGAACTAATTTTATTTTTCGGTGGCATTAAGCTCATACCTTTTTCGCCCCTCTTAAATAAAAAGTTGCCTGTCTTGGATCTGGTAAGGATTGGATTTTTTTACGGGCGATGCGCTCAAGATAATCACGCTCCATAGAGGTGACTTTTGACGTGCCGTAGAAGATATTATGAATTTTACTGGTGGTGGTTTTGTGGTGTTCGGTGCTGATTAAATTAGCCAGCTTTTGAAACCATAAAACACGATCATCAATTTTCTGATTGAAAGGAAGAATAATCTCTAACAAGTCTTTTATATCGACCGTGTATAAGTATTTTACATCTAAAATCGGCTTTAAGGTTATAACGTTAGACATACCGTGTTTCTCCCCTGAAACTCTGTTAGCCAAGTTAGCCCTTGCAGGGGCGCTTGGCGCATCCCTCCCTATTGGGAGGTTTGAAGTTTTGCCAGTAATTCTAAAGTTACTGACTCAAGACCTCTTTTTTTGGCTGACGCGGTAACGTCATGCCAATAATCTGATGGAATACGATTTCGAGTTTTCCATTTGTTGACCGCAGATAATTCTGCATCGCAATCTCTGGCTAATTCTGTTTGTGAAGGCCATAGAGCGATAATATCTGCGTGTGATTTGATACTCATAAAATCTAAATTAGACGATTTGTCTAATACGGTCAAGACATATTGTCGAGTGACTGTGTATGTTTTTTGAGGAATCAATATCAGATGGTTAAAAGCAAATCTGAAGAAGCTGAAATAATTCGTAAAAGAATTCGAAATATCAGAGAAGAAGCTAATAAAACACAAATTGAAGCTGCGGAACTTCTAGGTGTCAGCCCGACAACTTATCCTAAATACGAAACACGAAGCGATCTTCCAATAACTTTGATTGGGAGATTTTGTAAAGCCTTTAAGGTAAGTCCTGCATATTTAATTTACGGCGTTAAAGATACCTTTAGACATCAGGAAACTGAAGAATATATTAATGCCCCAACTCAAACTAAAAACACTGTCGATCAATTACAAAAATCAATTAATGAACTTTTGGGATTAGGAGAAGAAGATTGAAAAACCTTATTATTTTAGCGACTTTAATATTATCGGCTTGCCAAACTACTTCGTCAAACAAGCTTTCTGAAAATTCTTTTAATGAGGCGCCAGCAATAAAAGCTTGTTCGGATGTAGCAAAATTCCCTAACAAGGAGCGTGCAAAATCTCTGAAAAACAAGGGCATCGACTGTTCAGAAGTTTTATTACAGGCGATGAGAGACGAAACTAGACTTCTTAATAATGCTGATCTTTGTAATGATCATATGGGTGTGCACGACCCAATTTTACGTGATGTTGTTAATAAAGAGGTAAAAAGGCGAGATATTCAATGCGCTGACATCATTATCGCTAACAACATGAGCAAAGGGCAAAGATATAAATTTGGTTTTGGCGCTAGCCAGGCGTTTACAACTATTTTGTCATACGCTCAAATGTACGAAGCTATAAATACATTAGGTGACGATAATGTTACTAACTGCATAGTCACCGCTACTGGTTATCGCTGTTCAAATTAAATCACCACTTAGGGCGCTTTGTCTGCTCGATATAGCGCCTTGAGATTGTCTTTGCCTGATTTACCAACTTTTTAT